GTGCTGGCAAGATTGTTGGCGAAGGCGAGCGCCTGCACCCGCAGCTGAATCTTCTGATCTTCGGTCAATCGACTATCCTCCAGTCTTTCGCGAGCATATCGCTCTGAGATGCGAGCCAGCCCATCAGGATTTCGCCGGTCGCGGTTTTCATGATGATGCACGGCAACACAAGCGCGGCGCCGCCGTTGTCGAGCGCGTAGTTTTTGGCGTTGCGCGACCACAAATCGGCCGCCTGCACCTCGCGCGGGCCCTCCATGCCCGACAGGGCGATCCACATGTCCCTGCCGTTCCAGCCGCGGCGCTGGACGCGCAGGCCGCATTCCATCGAGCGGATGGCGCAGCCGAAGTCGAAAAATTCGGTGTCAAAAGGGGCGGGCGACGGCGGCGGCGTCATCAGTCTGGGATCGATGCGCGACGCGCCCAGCGGCATGTCGGGCGTTTCGCGGATGTCAGCGGCCATGCCGCCGGGCATGCGGTCCTCGCCCTGCATGCGGACATAGCCTTCGCCATAGAGCATGGCGTCTTCCGCCGCCTTCATGACCGCCTCATCACGCGGGCCGGTAGGATTGTCGCCTAATGCTTGCTGCTGGCCCTCGTGCGTTTGCGGCGCAGCGCCGCCAAATCCGCCCTGTCCATAGGGGATGTCGCCGAGGCGCGGGCCGGTCGGATGGGCCTCGTCGCTCGGATTGGCGCGACTAAAACCGGCGACAGGCACTGGCCCGCCATCCTTCAAGGCTGCGGCGATCGACGGCTTGATGTTTCCGGCTTTGTGCGGATCATAGGGCATGGTGTTCTCCATCAGACGCTGTAAAGAGGCGGGGGCTGCCTCACGTTAGCAAAATCCATCTCGTTAGCAAGATCGGCGAGGCGCTCTTCGGAGCGGATCAGCAGGCCGCTCTCGCGCAAATGACGCATCGCCATCGATACGCTGTCGACCAGATCGTCATGTTTGCCCTTGGGAAAGCTGGCCACCTGCCGGATCACCATCTCGGCCCACGACTTGTCTGGCGCATAGACCATACCTTCGGAGAATAGGTGCTGCACCGAGTGCAGCCGAGCCAGCTTGTCCTGATTGCCGGGGTTGATCAGGTGGACGGCCCAGTCTTCATTGGCGTAGAGGCGGCGCAACTCTTGAGCGACCGATATGCCGCTGGCCTTGGCCTCGATCAGCAGCCTGTCAACCTTCATCGTCTTGCAGGTCTCGGCCGCTTTCTTGACCAGAGCGTTCATCTCGAGCCGGTCCTGAAAGGCGAACATCAGCACGACCTTGCTCATGCCCTCGATGCCGCCGCCCTTGGGCATGGGGAACGGCTTGCCGTAACGATCGGCGCCGCGGGTCGCCATTGTGTCGTGCTGGCCGGAAAATATGCCCCAGATGGTGAGCGCGCTGTAATCGTTCTGGGTTTTTTCGGTGTAAGCGGTGTCGAGGCTGGCGAGGATGAAATCGAGCGGCGGGTATTCCGGCTGCACCCACAGCATCCAGTCGGCGTCCTTGATCACGCCGCCGCCGCGGGGCGTCGGGCTCTGCTGCATCTGCCCGGCGGTGGCGTAGGGCCCGAGGATGCGCTCGTCGCGTTCGACCACCCACAAAGGGAAACGGACCGAGAACAGCAGCTCGCCATCGGTCTGGCGCGGATCCTCGTAACCCAGCTTGGTCATGCAGGTGCGATCGGGATCGAAGCGCATCGGCAGCATGATGTGGTCATAGCCCATATTGCCGTCGAGAATCACGCCGGAGACGTCGCGCTCATGCACGCGCTGCATCACCACGATGATCGCCGAGGCGTCGGGCCGGTTGAGGCGGGTCGGCACGGTCTCCTGAAACCACGTGATCACGGTTTCGCGCTCGGCTTCGGAATCGCCGCCCTTGACGCTGTGCGGGTCGTCGATGATGACGATGTCGGCGCGCCAGCCGGTCATGCCGCCCGCGGCCACCGCGGCGCGCCAGCCGGTCGCCGTGTTTTCGAACCGCCGCTTGGCGTTCTGGTCGCCGGTGAGCTGGACGCGATCGCCCCACAGATCCTTGTACCAGTCGCTCTCGATCAGGCGGCGCATGCGGGTGTTGTCGCGCTCGGCCAGCTCGATGTTGTGGCTGGCGCAGAGGAAGCGGATGTGCGGCTTGTTGCGCGGGCCCCAGATCCACGCCGGAAAAAACACGCTGACCAGCATCGACTTCATCATGCCCGGCGGGACGTTGACCAGTAGTCGGTTGTAAACCTCGTCATCGACGCGCTCCTCGCGCTCGATCGCCTCGAGATGCCCGGCGATGAAATCGATGTGCCAGTTGTGGTAATAGATCTGGCCGGGCTCGATGAATTTCCACGCGCGCTTGACAAACTCGACCAGACTGCGCTCACAAGCCTCCTTCTCTATCGCCTTTTTCAAGGCGTTTGGGTCAAGCTCCCGGGGCAGCGTCAGCGTGGTCATTTCATGGCCTTCTTAATGGCGTGGTATGCCGCCTCGAGCCCAACGCCGATACTGAACAGCACGATAATGGCCAGCACCGGCCACAGGGCGTCAGTCGTGGTCACAGCTTCCTCACGCACTGGAAAGTCATGGTGTCCTTGTGGGCGTCGATGCTCATCTCGACACTGTATTCAGGCCCAAGGGCGTCCAGCTTGTGGCGCATGACCGGCCGCATCTCTTCGGCGAGCTGCAGCGCGGTGCGCCCGGCCAGCACGATCGTGAGCGGCTCGAGCAGCGTCAGCTCCCTGACGCGCTGTTTGATGGTTTCCTCATGCCCCGGCATCACTCGACCGCCTTCCAGCTGTGAATGCCCGCCATGGCGAAGCCGCGCGCGGGCTCATCGCGATCGGCGTCAAAAGCGTGCAACAGCCACTGATCCTCCGGGTGCCACTGGTTGGAGCCCCACTCGATCGTCAGCGGAAAAATATGGCGTATCCGCCGCTCGCCGCGGTGGTTGGTGTAATCAATTTCAACCGTTGTCCGCCTCTTCATCGCCTTCATCCTCGCTGTAGCTCACGCCTTCGATTACCTTGTCGAGCGCGCGCTCGGCCGCATGCAGCTCGTCCATGGTCAGGTGGCTGACGTCGAGCACGCTGGTGGTCTTGAGGATGGCGCTGATATTGTTGTCGACGATCTTGCGGTCGCCCCAGTCCTTCGGGCACATCTTGCTGGCCAGCCACTGGTGGGCGGCGATGATGATGCGCTTGTCCTCGGGATCGAGCATCGGGCTGTAGGCGACGTCGATGATGTCCTCGGCGAATTTCTCGGCGCGGAGCGCGCGCGCCACCTGATAGGCTTCCTTAAACTCCGGATGGTCCCTCATCCATTGGCTGGCCTTGCTGGCGCTGGGCGCCCATGGCTCCTCGAGACCGATGCGCTCGAGCGAGCGGCCGCTGGCCACTTCCTCGCATATGCGCTCGGCCACGCGCGGCGTATAGGTAGCCCGCCACGGCACCTTGCGCCATGGCGGGCAGGGATCTTTGCGGGGACTGGCGAGGACGACGGGCGGCGCTGGCATGGCGCACAGAATACGACCAGCGCCGCCGCCCTGCAAGCATCAGTCCTCGAGGCGGCGCTCCCACGTCGAGTGCAGGTCGTCGAGCTGGCGCAGCATCGGCGTGCAGTTGAACTTATGGCGGCACTGATCGTTGGCGCACAAGATATTAGTGCTCATGCCGCCGCTCGGGCCCTCGTAGAAATCCACGCCGCCGCAATAGGTGCAGCGGGGCCACGGCTCCAACTCAGGCTTCGGCTCGGGCGGGAGCTGGGGCTCGCGCTTAGTGGCGTCGATCATCTTATCCAGCTCGCTGGGGCCGAACATCCTGCGAAACCAATCAAACATGCGTGTTCTCCTTCAGTTGTCCCAATCGTCGTCCGGCCAGCACGTACTGCTGGCGCCAACGCGCTTGAGTCGCTTCAAAACGGTGCGGTGGATGTCGCTGGCCAGACAGCCGCACGACCGCGTCTTGCCAGCGCGCAGGCTGTATGCCCGCACCAGCGTCTCGGCGCCGCAGTCGCAGCGGCACTGATATTGCGCCGAGCCCTGCCCATTGTTGTCGGCCCGGCAGATGACCACCAGCCGGGCGAACCGCATCCCGGCGGCGATCGGCTTGCGCTCGCTCATCAGAACAGCTCCCCCTGTCCGGCGCAGGCGACCGCGGCCTCACGCTTGGCGAACCAGCCGACCTCGGCCTTCAGCTGGTGGTCCCACACGAACCAGTGCTGGCGCAAGTAGCACCAGAGCACGACCTTCCTCATTTGCGTCTCCTTCCGGCGCGCAGCGCGCCCGCTTTGGTGGCGTAGGCGCGAATTTCGCGGCAGCGGCTCGAGTGGCCTGACGGCAGCTCGGTGGCCACCACCCAGCGCCAGAAAGTCTGCTCCGGCCACTCCTCGACCGTGATGCGGTCGCTGATCTGGGCGAGGATGATGTGCTCGACCATCACTTCCCCCAAACGATGCGGTTGACGCAGAAGCCCGGCGACGCGGCGCGCGCGTCGAGCCGATCGGCCGCGGCCTGCAGGGCCCGCTCGACCTTGCGGTCGGTGTAGCCCGCCTGAAACTCGGCCATGGCCAGCGCCCGGCTCGAGCGCATGCCGTAGTGGCAGCCATAGTAGCAGGGCGAGCCCTGCTCGGCGGCCAAGGCGCCCGCCTCGCGGTAGGCGCCTTCGGCCTTCAGGTTTTCGACGGTCTTGCTCATGATCACTCCTCCTCCACTTTCTTGATGGCGCCGAAGGCCCAGACGTTGGCCGGAAACTTGCGGCGCATGATGACGACCGCATTGGCCCAGCTCGTGGCCTCGACCTCGTAGGTGTGGCGGCTCTTGGTCGGCTTGCAG